CCCTGGGCTTGGAACAGCCGCATTGTGATTTGATATGTGTGCGTCTTTTAGTTTCTCATTCATGCTTTTTTGTACTTTTCATTAAGAATCTTAGGCACGGCGTAGCGCCAGTCCACTTTATGATGAAGGCGTCTGTGTGCGGTTCCCATAGGGTAAATCTTAACTGCTGATGGAGCCATCATGACAGAATAAAATGACTTAGCGTAAGTTCCTTCAGATTGGTACAAGTCGGTCATGCCGCCTGCGTTTTTTTGGGTCATCATCTGGAGGACATTTATGTGGTAGTCGCTCATGATTAACTCGCCTTTAGCGCCCTCAGAGACATAGAAATTAACATCCTCATTAACTCGACCTCTGAAGTTGCAGTATCGGTCTGTGCGGATAAAAAATGAATTCATTGCCTTGCGTTGGATGCCTGCTTTATAGTTTGGGCTTCCAATTCCGCCTATCATGTCTCCGCCTTGTCCAAAGGCAAAAGTCAATGCTCCTGAGGTGTCTAGGAAATCTAGCGAAGCCTCAATGACAGCATTAAAGTTCTTAATCGAGTACGAGGTAAGTCTGCCACCTTTTACAAAGCGATATCTAAAGTCTGCGTAATCGTCATCCAATTGGAGCAAGTGGGTGTAGCCCATTTCTTTGGCAAGTCTTTGGCTTGCATGGCGGGCATACAGGATTGCTCTACGGTCTCCTGAGGTATCAGCCTCATCTACTGTAGCGGCAACTTCCTTCTTGCTGAACTGTAAGACTTTATCGCCGTATCGTTCAAAGTATTCGTCAGCGCGCTTATCTTCGTCATCAATGACTAGAAAGTACTCGCCTTCGTAACCAGTTTTGGTCAATGCCTGCAAAGTTCTTACATTATCTGGACGCCCGTGGGTCAAGATAAAGATGGCAAACTTTCTATTCGTTTTCATCAAGCGCCTCTAGTTCCTCAATGGTTGTGAGGAAGTTGGCATATCCATTTCTAATGGCATCGCCAGCATCAATGATGACCAATGCGGATTCTTCCATCAGGCGTTGAACCTCAGGAGTCTGATGCGGATAAAACTCTGCGATTGCGCCGTAATCAAATACCGTGTGACGGTCTGCGGCGGCTAGTAAAAAGTCAGTAATCTCGGCGGGTAGATTCGCACGGATAATTTCAGACTTTAGTTGGTCTGTCTTTGTGTAGTTGGCGAGCGCCGAGACATCAGGCTCATCACCAACAATTTGATACTGCGGAATATCCATTTTATTGGAGTATTCCTGTTGCTGAAAAGGCTCTAATGCTTCCTTAAAAGTCTCCATTGACTTGTCATCAAAGCCAAACTCGTCTAAATCCCAACCGTTTTCCTCTAATTCAAGGAGTTGGTCCATCAGTACGGGCATATCCCACTCGGCTAATTCAGCGGTGCGATTGTCTGCGATTGCATAAGCCTTAGCGGTTTCAAGGCTCCAGTCAGATGGAACTTTAGTAACATCTATGTAAGTCCAACCAAGAGTCTTGGCGGCTTGAAGCGTACCGTTGCCAGCAATTACTGTTGTGCCATGCAAGACTATTGGCTTGCGCTGTCCAAACTTTTGTAAAGACTCAACTATGGCTTTAAGGTTTTTGTCCGAATGCTTGCGTGCATTATTCGGGTCCGACTCCAGCGTGGAGATTAGTGCCTTCTCGATTTCCATTGTGCCCTCTCGTAAAGAAAAGTCGGGCATCAAGTAATTCATCCACATTGGCGAGGTAATACTCGCGTTGTTGGTAGGTTAGCCTGTTCCCGTACCTATCCTGCAACTTGTTTCTCAGGTATGCGAGCGCCTCATCAATCTCTTCGAGAGTGATATCGTCTAGAGGTACTTGCATCTCAGATAGACCTATTCCAAGATAAGTAGAACATTATCATTATCCGTGCCTTTTGTCATATGCATCTTGGAGCGTGTCGAGGTCGTACATTTTTTGACCCCAGTAATCCTGAGACTTAATCCCGTCCTCGCGAATCCACCTATACAGGGTCGCTTGGGATACCTTGAAGATTGCCATTGCTTCCTTGAAGGTCAGCATCGAGCATCCTCCCAAGTAAGCGCCAACGGGTGCTTGTCCAAGTAGTTCCACATGATAGGCAGACTATATCGCTGAAAGAGTTAAGAGTCGAAGGATTGACTTGCAGTTTGTAGCCACAAGTTTTGCCATCCTCGTCCAGACTTGGGCAGGTACCTATCGTGACCAATTCAGACCTATATCCTAAAGCGGTATTTATGGACTTTGTGATGATTGCCACATCTTTAGCCAGATGGTCAATTTCCGTATAGTTGGCTTTTATCCAATTTTTATGCGTGACTAGATACTCACAGGCTTTTGCTATGTAGTTGTAAGTATTGCCTCGAAAAGTAATTTTGGTGTGTTGTTGCTGATAGCGGATTCTGGCTTCATGTATGAGCAATGGCTCTTTAATGCCAGTAGTCCGTAAATGTAAAACTTCTAGTTTGACAGGGATGGGAGGCGTTTTACTTCCTCCCACCCTTTCGCCAACTCCCCGCGAAGGTTCAAGTTCTTCTCCTAAACTTAAATAGCCTTCTGGGATTTTGGAAAGCCTGTCCACCGTAACCGACCAGCATGGCTCACAGAGCATGGCCTCGGTTTTTTTACGGCAGATAGGACATTTCATTTTACCAACTAATATCTTCCTCGACAGGTTTAGCAGTTTTGCGCTTTAGCGTACCAACTACTCCAATAACTTTTGCCTTCACTTCGAAGCCTGATTTTACTTCTCCGTCTTTACCTGTGTATTCGTAAGATTTCAAGTCACCTTTTACGATTAACTTGATTCCTTTAATTGGTGTATCTGCAAGCCACTCAGCCAATTCGCCTGTGGCGGTTACTTTCCACCAAACAGTTTGACCTTGATGCCACTCGCCATTTTTATATTCGCGTGGGGTTTCCGCTAAAGAAAACTTTGATATTGCAAAGTCACCTTTACTGCCGTTGATGAACTTTAATTCAGCGTCATCACCAGCGTTACCAATTATCTCTATTTGTGCCATATTGCGTGCCTTCCGTTGGGGTGTACGAACCTTCCGAGGTCAATAATACACGGCTCCCGTCAGGAAGTATCAAAGGATACTCCGAAGGTTCAGCCCAACTTGGAACTATCCAACCATTTTCTATTGCCTGCTTAGGGTTTAGATGGATGGAATCCGTGCCCATGTTGTGGCACTTGTGATGCACCGCCATTAGATTCTCTACCGCATCTAACCCGCCTTGTGACCTTAGTTTGCGGTGGTGCAAAGCAAAGTCATAGCCGCTCTTGCCGCATTTCTCGCAGTAGTTGCCTGCCCGTTCCAGTACGGCTTCCGCAATCTCAGACTTCATCTGCAAATACCCACTCAAATACTTTTGGGTTGTCTTTTAGCGCATCAAGAATATGGAACCCAACAATGTCGCAGACTTCCTCTACATCAAATCGTCTGCGGTCGCATAGCGGTGTCTCATGAATTACGGCGTGAGTTAGTTCGTGCATAAAGACTCGCTTCAATTTATCTTCAGGCAAAGTGCCGCGCAAGTAAATTGTGTTGATAGCCGAGTCGGTCATTCCGTAATCTTCCTCGACTTTATAGTCATACTTGATGACATACTTTTGTCCAAAGATTTTTATGCCCGTTGGTCTCATGACCTTACTTTATCAGGACAAAGAGAAACCCACGGGAGGGAGGCAAATCTCTACCGTGGGCTTCTTTACCCCTTAAATCCCCATTTAAGGGTTCGGGTCTCCGCGTAACAGACCCGTAAGACTATCTAATACCATCCTTGTCTATTGTGGAAATTCAAGGCTCTGCAAGCCGTTCCATATCTAGACTGGATATAAGTTAATCCTTTATTGACCTGCGATGCAACCGAAGTATGTGGATTCATCCCAAGTATTTGTGGGATTCCACCAGCCTTAACCTTTTTGCCATTGACCCGAACAGATGTTCGATTCTGAGCATTAGGTCGCCAGTTACTTTCCAAAGTCCATAGTTGTTCCAAACAACTCCATTGTTCACGCGCCCATCCAAAAGCCAACAAACTTGACTTTGCATAGACTTTGGCGGCTTCTGGAGTCCGTATGTCTGTGAACTTAGGACTTTGTGCCATAGCAGGAGTAGCGAGCACGATGCCTACCGCAATAGCGGCTACTGAAAGGCAACGAGCGATAAATCTCAGCGGTCACCTTTCTCCTTTTCTGCCATGCCTACCATGGTTCACCTCCGTTGATTAGATTCAGCATTGCTGACTCCTTTCATAATTGGTCTTTTGCATGCGGTACATTCTACCCAAGCAAGCGATATCCATTGCCCGCAACCTCTGCAAGTGTCTACGCCTTCCATGCTTGCCGTACTTCTTCTTGTAGTTCTTCTATTGTGCCATTATTGGATATATATTGGTCAAATCGCCAGTCATCCATGTCGCTCTCGGAACGATGGCTGTTGATGGGTGAGTCTTTATCTATCCTGCTCACGCGCCAAACTTGACCGCCGCGATACTTGATTTCTTCGGCTTCGTTTTGGAATCTAACATCTGGGATGACTATTTTGTCGTTAGGTTTCTGGTTACTTAGGGTAAGTTCCACCCAGATTTGTGGGTCAATTAGTTCCCTGCCTACTTCGGTTCCCATAACTTGCATGAGCCTACGGACTTCGGGAACTTCTTTGGCTATCTCCCAACCTTCTAGGTCTACCAGATGAGCAAGTCGCATCCCGTCATAAGTAACAAGTGGATTTAAGCGATAGACGGCGGAACGAATAATGTCACCAAAAGCAATTCTTGAATAGCCATATTCCTCTACCAAGATTTTTGCTACGGTGTCCTTGCCCGCTCGAGCGTAGCCACTAATTCCAATAATCATCCACGGTGCCAAGCGATAATAAAGTACCAGCGGATAAAGTCAAAACAGATGGAATCGCCTTCGTAATGAATTCCTAAACCCCAGCCGCTCATAATTCCTGTGATGATTTGCATGTGCATATCCATTTATTGCCTCCTGTTGTCGGTTTTGTAGAACCCTGAACCGCGAAACACGGCGGGCGTGGCTGAAAATACTTTAGCCATTTGCTTTCCGCATAATGGACACGCAGGGATGGTGTTATCGTGAAACCCCTGCTGAACTTCTAGGAAAGTTTTATCCGTCTCGCAACGGAATTCATATGTAGGCATTAGAAAAGTTGCCCTTCGTATTCATAAGTAATCCAGACCGTGCAGTCATTGCCTGCCGCATTTTTACGGGTGCGACCTGAATCCACAATTAGTTTATCGTCCTGCAAAGTCTTTCGAGCAGGTCGGATGGTGTCACCTGATTTGTCTAGATAAGCCTGAATCTCTTGGTCTGTGGCTCCGTTTACGCCTTGACTAGATACATATGTGAATACCAATTTGCGCCATGAGCCTGATTTAAGGAAGAAAGCGTCTGCGGCTTGGCTGGACAATGCATTTCTGCCATGAATAACCACATTACGGTCAATGTCTTTCATGATTGTCCTTTCATGATTACTTTGGCGCAAGCATCCTGTACTGTAAGTAACGCATTTTCAATGCCGTACTTCATGATTTGTTTGCGGTTCTGAGTAAAGTCCAGCGCAATAATTTCTTCATAAATCGTATTGCGAATCTGAGACTCTAACACCGAGACCATATTTTTAACGGTCTGTTGTCCGTCAGGAGTATCAAGAATTAGTTGCCCATCCTTAATTTCCCAATGATTGCCTTTACAGATAAGTTTCAATTTTGCCTCCCTTTTCAATGGCAAATATACCAACCAGTAGAACTATTGTTCCGATTCCAGCGATAAGCGCGATGGCGATTCCTAGCATTATGCTTCCACCAATTCAACATCATGCCATATATAGTCAGTATCTTTTTTGTAATTCTGCCAAAATAGTTTTTCCTTGACAATATATTTGTTGGCTTCTTCGCGTGTAGGGAATTCCACAACTTCTTCGATAAGAGTTTGATGCACCGTAACCTTAAACTTGGCCATTACGCCACCAACTCTCTCATCATGTCGTTAAGTGCTGGATAGTCAAGCGTGTCAGACATATATTCCACGCCGTCTGGGGTAACCATGTGAGTCATATACTGGTTAAGAATAAACGCGATATAAGGATTTTCCTTACTTGGATTGTCCTTCATAAATGCCACTGCGGCGCGGTATAACGATTCGCTGTTGCCAATATATAGCGCAACATTCCATGTATCGCGGTTTTTCCAGCCGTTGTAAGTCTCGACCTTGACAAAAGGTTCGTTAGTTACGAAGCGTGATTCCATTTATTGCCTCCTTGAGTTCGATTACTTGGGTGTGTAATGCGTTGGATACTATATTACATTGCTTGCATTCTTCGCCGACAAGCCATGCGATTGTTGTGCCGTAATGATTTGCGAGTCGCTGAATCATGTTAATTGGTGGCAGTCTGTGACCGCGTTCATAACTACCAATGGTAACAATGTTAATGCCAGTATGATTCTGAGCATCCTTGAGAGTCCAGCCACGACTAATGCGAGCCAGTTTTAGATTTTTTGCAAGGTTTTCCATTATTTTGCTTCCTGAAAAGAGTGATGAAGTTCCACAATTTCTGTGTGGGTGGTAGTGGTACCAGTTGTAATATCGAAAGATGTGATGATTATTTCCATTATGCACCCACCTTTGTTACGCGTTCAATCCATCCGTCTGCCGCAATTTGGAACTTGCCTTCAATTTCGCGACCGCAAGTTGTGCAGTCAATATAAAGTTCGCCGTCAATTGTGTATGAATCCCAGCCTTGTGAATCACAGTCAAGATATTCGCATTTAATTGTTGATGTAGTCATTTGATTTTGCCTCCTAATTTAGATAACCGCGGGTTTGTGGTTATGTGATAAATCTATACGGAAAGTAGAAAATGTAAACCTCTACGGCGTTTCTTACATAACAACTTGATAACTTTCTACCGTGATGATTACCCCAGCCTGACCGTATTCTTTTGTCGCGTTGATGGCTACTACCTGCGAATCGTCAATATATGCAACCCCAGTCAAAGCATCCAATATAGAACGAATCTGTTTGTCTAAATCGGGTGGAACTGTCGGCAATGCTCTACTAACGGTTTTCCCGCGTTCATAGAAAAACCTAAGGGAAACCATCACGGCATCTTCAACGGGCGTTAGACCCGCTGCTAACCCTGTTGCTGCTACTTTGTTGCGCCATGCTGTTAGTTCCGCAGAATTGTGATGGACAATACGATTATTAAAAGCGCGCATCGAGCCTTGCTGGACAGGCTTGCCTTGAACCTTAAAGGTAATGTTCACCCTTCAAGTCTAACCACCTTTTTTGCGTAAAGCCTTCATTAGTTCCTCACGGACATAATCGGGCATAGGGATGGCGTCTGTCCGTTCTGGTTCCGTGACTCTGGGCGGCATGGGTGTTGCCTTAGGCGGTGGCGTGTCGCGCTTGGCTTTAGCCACCAGCAGGCTATTTCTAGTCAAAATCATGCCGTCTTTGGCAACGGATATGACTAGCGGCTCCAAAGTCTGAACTGTGGTCTCGCGTAGCACCGCTCGAAGGTTTCCAATAATGGATGCCTTGATAGGTGCTACGGAGCCAGCAAAGTTCTTGAAGTACGAATTGAGCAACTGCTCGACATCCGACTCGCTTACTTCCCTGTGCATCCTACGGCACCTGTTGGGTCGAACCAAGCACAATAGTTGCGGCAGTAAAAAGTAGACTTTTCAGGCGCAGGCGGTTTGTCCATAGCCTTAATGTCCGCTATCCAGTCAAGACCTTCCTGTGCCATAGCGCGACTGTAAGGTTCGGCGTGAACTTTAATATCCTTAGTCTGTCCATCGCGAGGAATAGCAACTAAAGCCACTTCGTGAACCATGTGACCCGCTTCCTCTATAAGATAGCCATAAAGTTGTACTTGCATACGCTGTTGGTCGTTAGGGAACTCTGCCAATTTCTTTTTGGTAGTTGTTTTCCAGTCAATGACCGTGCCAGTAGATTTGATAAATAAGTCGCAATGACCTTTTAGCAAGTCCGTTTCGAACCCTTGTTCGATTAGAAAATCCTCACCAAAAGGGTCTGCGGCTTCCATAGCGCCAGCAATAGTCGAGTGCAATGAAGTACCAATAATCGCGGCAAGATGTTCTGTGTCGTAATTGGTTTTTGGTACGCCGTTCAGGATATTCCAAGCCTGTCTGCGACAACCGCCAACGGATGAAGCGCCTAACTGGGTCTGTTTTGACCGTTCACGCTGTCCGTCTTGTTCGTATAGTGCCACTTTGAGTAGATTCTGAATATCCATTAGATGATTTCCAAACTTGCTCGGACTGAGACCGAGATGGAGCGAGCGATATCCACCTGAGTACGGATGCGATTTGCATTTGCTCGCGATGCCTTGACTTCCGCCTCGGCAATGGCAAGTTCCATGTGAAGCGTGGAATTGGCAATAAGTGCCATATCCTCGCGCTGTACGGAAGTCATTTTCATGTCGGGATGACTATTTTGCATACGGCTTTTAGCCATAGCAATTTCCAAGCCAGCCTTGACGGTGTGATATTTATGCTCCGCTGTAGTTAGGTCTTGATGTGCTTCGTCAATTTCTTTTGACAGAGCAATTAGTTTCCTTTCTACTTCCATAGGCGTGATGGACATTAACGACCACCCGCCAAAGATAACGCCATGCACAGAGTCAAATATGTCGTTGGAATCCAAAATGCCATGCGACAGACCGAGCGGAACTTGTAGTAGTTACGGGCGTGTTTTCTAGTAGCCCATCCGTCATATGCCCAGATTTCTAAAAAGGTTGGATTCATGCTGATGCCTCCAATTCTTTTTTGCGAGCGCCAATGTGACCGTTAAGGGTCATGGAGCCACACGGAACTAGCAGGATATCCGCTTCCTTAGCACCTTGATAAAGGTTGCGTAACTCCTCTAGCGAAGTAATTTCAGGCAGTTGTTCCACCGCCTGCTGTGCCATAGATTGCTGGTCGGCAGTAAATGTAACTGGTGTCATGCGCTGTACCTTTTCCATCTCTTCGCGGGATGGTCGGTTTTTGTTTGGCTTACCAAGAACTAGAACTGAGTTGTTGATGGCGCGCCCGATTGCGCTGGTCTCGCAGTTTTCCATAGCCGAAGTGGTATTGACATTTGTTGAGCCAATTACTTCGTATGCCCAACCAGTTGCGTTAGGTCGGGTGTCCGTACCATCAAGGTAAAGTTCCGCACGGAATTCGTAGCGGTCTGTAGTGCCTTCTGGTGTGACATTGTATGTTAGAACTCGTGCCGCTGGATATTCTGTATAAGCACGAATCAACATTTGATGAACCGTCTCGTAATCGTCTAGATTAAATCTAGCCATTTTCGCCTCCTAATGTACTTACTGGGCGCCTTGCCCGTGGTTAGAACTATATATTGTTTAGCGGGGAAGTAAACAACTACCGCGTTTCCGATTCTTTAATTTCGTCTACGCATGATTCGCAATAGCGAGATTCTTGTGAGCGTGGCGGATTTGATTCACAGGATTCGCAGAACATTACTCGGGCTTCTTGATTGTTACTTTGTATTCGGTAATACGCCCAAGCAATGTAACTGTGTCATCAAAACTGACCGTATAGATATCCCATCCGTTATCCCATAGATAGAAATACTCTGCGCCAGCCTTGTCGTTATCTAGGAATTGCTGAAAGTCATTATAGATGGTTGGAACAATTTTAGTACCTTGCGTAACAAGATAAGTATCTTGCTCCGTAGGCGCACCGCGTAATGATGAGCGGTCTCCTAAGTCCATAAGTTTTTGGACTGTCTCTTTTTCTCCGTAGTTAAGCGACAGTTGCAGTCCTACATACTCTGGGTAACCATCCCAATGACAATAAATAACTTGAATCTTGCCATCGTCTTGTTTTAAGCCAATAAGCGAGCGTGTTGCCATTATTTTGCTTTCCCTTCGTAATCGCAAGCGTTACACATAGGCACATGAGCCCATTTAGCAACCTTGCCCCATTTAAGAACACTGCTTACATATAATGAATCTTCGCTTTTACATTTAGGGCAGTTGCCTAACGGCTTGCCATCCAAAGTAATTTTGGTAAGTTTTTCCATTTTTATGCCTCCATTCTGAAAAGAATTCCATCCGCAAATTTGTTTGCGCAGGTTGAGCCAATTGGAAAACAGCCTTGTGAATCTTCATTTTCTGCGTGACGGGAAATCAATTCCCAAGATGTATTTACATGCATGTATAGAGGATTCGCACCAAGTTTGCGACCGCAACAAAAGCAGAGTTCATCCATTGAATCCGCAGCCTTGCGATTGATTGGTGCCTGTGAGCCGAGTGTGAATGTTGCCATTTTTTGCCTCCTAATTTTTTGGGTGGTATTAAGTTGTTATGGATAGAATCTATACGGAAAGTAGAATATGTAAACCCCACTACGGCGTTTCCTGAAAAAGTTTTCTATGGTAGATTTTGAACGGAAACGCCCATAGACCAAGACTGTGGGTGTTTCCCTTTTTTGGTATATGGTTCCCACCCTACCGAGGTGCTTGGACTTCGGCTACGGCTGGCTCCCGTATTAACCCTCCGTCAGATGGAGTCTTTTACCCTAGATGCTTACTAGGCGCGGTGCATGGCGAAACACACCGAATACCAATGGAACCCTTAACACGAACTGCCTAAGGGCGAACTACCTATCTATTGGTATACATGGCGCAGTTGGTGCAAACCCCCTCTATATACCGAAAACCTCAGGTAATGGATGTGGCTCGAAAGAGCCCTACCATGCCCGCTTCCTAGGTTTCTGGATGTCTAAAAAAATAAAGGGAAAACGCCGCAAGATGTTTACATGG